CGTTCAAATAATAATAAACAGAACTACCACCGCCTCCCGTTGTAGGGAATGTAGCTAATTGTCCATCCCCTCTAATATACTGGCTAGCCGTACCTGCTCCTGTTACTGCAATCGTTCCATTAGCCGTTAAAGGGCTATTAGCGACACTAAAAGCACTAGGCATAGATAAACCTATAGAAGTAATTAAAGTAGGGAACGTAGTTAAATTACCTGCTCCGTTAATGTATTGTAAATTAGTTCCTGCAAAAGCAAAAGCTAAAGTTCCTGCCGTTGTAATTGGGCTTCCTGTTAATCCTACTGAATTACCCGTAATAGAAGCCGCTACACTTGTAACCGTTCCCATTGCGCCGCCTGACCTTTCCCAAGTTGAACCTGAATAAACTACATAATCGCCCACTATAAAAGCAATAGGACCAGCACCGAAGTTAACCGTACCTGCTACGTTACATAAATAAACATCTCCAGCGTTACCCGTTCCATTTGCTAAAGTAGGAGTATTAGTAGCTGCGTTCCAAGTTCCTAAAAACTCCATAACACTATTAGGAAGCTGACTAACTAATATTTTGCCACTAGAATCTAGTTGCGGAATACCATTAGCAGTATTTATAGGCAAAGCACCAACTAAACCAGCAGTTCCCGTTAATACGCCTTCTAAGTTTCTGACCTTTGCACCGCCGCCGATTGTTATTTGATTACTCATAGTTTCTAATTAAAAAGCCCTCTTATAAATTCATCTGATTCTAAAACCCTACCAAATGTTAACGTACCCGTTGCCTTATTCCATTTAACCTGATTGTCTACTGGCGTTCCTGTTGTTAGTATTTCTCTTACATCAATACCACCACGTGAAACATAAAGAATGTCATTACCGATTAAATCAGTCCAAACCTTTGTAGTTTCTCCACCTGCCGCCGTAAATTGTTTCATTATTGTAGATCCACCTGTTATTACTGTACCGCTAGGGTCTATTGTAGCCCCTGAAGTACCGAACGCACCTGTACCCTGTAAAGTAACCGAATAGGTCGCAATGTCCTTATAAGGGGCATTTATGTCTAAACTAGTTAAGTTACAGTTACCGCTAATTATTACTAACCCGTCTACTCCGTTATCTATAACAAATTTTACTAGAATTGTAGTCCTAGTTTGTTGTTGATTTAAAAGGAATAAATAACCATACCCTGATAAGGTAATTAAACCGTTACAAGATACGTTCCATGTTCCTACGTCGTTCTTATATTCACGATACCACGCAGACGTTTGGCTAGTTACTTCCTTTTGCTCGGCTGATACATTAAAACTGCAATCAGTAGAACACGAAAACGGTATATCCCTTCCGTCAGGATACTCCACAGAACTAGGTTCGTGGTAATAAAGCATTATATTTTTCCCAATTACATTATCTGCCATATTACAAATTTAATCAATTAAATTGAGCAATAACTATTACTTACTAAAGTAGCCGTACCCCCTAATACTTCAGGAACTGTTGAAGCCGCGACATAAATAGGAGCCATATAAGGAATAATGTTATAAACAGAATTACCTTCACAATCTGTGTAGCCATATTCTAGGAACGGATTTAATGTTTCTAGCCTATAACAATTACAAACTGTTGGTAATGCTGGTGGAGCATCCCCGTTATTATAAACAGTTCTTATTTCAGAACCAGTTACGTTAGTGTTATTTATTTGTAGTAATGTGCTTTGTATTCTATCGCTATAAATATCAATAGTTGTGTTACCAAAAGTATAAAAATCGTCCTCTACATTAATAGAAGAAGGGTCGTTATCATAAGCTATCTTAATAGGCAAAAACCCATTAACTATTCCTACGCTTGTGTTTAAACTTGACAAACTGCAATCAATGTTTATAATATTCTTTTGGTATATGTTCATATACTGCCTAACTACAAGTTGAGCAAGTCCATCAAATATTTGTGAAGGTGTTTCTTGTCTGTACCAATTTGATAATTGAACTAAACTGCTATTAGATAAAAAGCCTTTATAGTTATTGTAGCCTTCCATATTTACAGGAACTCCTAAAGGGAAGTCTACGCTTAATGTATATGCTTCTTCGTTACTTAACTTTGATTCAATTAAAACAGAATTAAATAATGTTTCCATTTCTACTTTAATTGCTCCTATTGTTATTGTTTTTGAATAACTATTATCAATTTCAATACCAATATTAACCGATAAATTTGCAGGCATAGCAGTAGTAGTTACGCTAAATTGATATGGAACGTCTTTACTTATATCAGCATTTAATATTTCATAATATTGTATAGGTATTGGTATTGCAACAATAACCCATTTTTTATCTTTACTATAATAATAATTATTAGTTAAAGTACTTCCTGTAATTTTTAATTTAGCAGCTATTGTTCCTACTAAATCCCAGTTGTTCATTTCAAATGAAACTTTAACTCTAGATTTATCAGGAAAAAAAATATTAGAAAAGGATGTAAAACTAGCAAATGAAGGACTTGTGATTGTATCTAAACGAACATAGTTTGTATCTAAATTAGTATTAGGTAAAATAGTAACTGCACCGCTTCCTGTTGTATTTTTAACAAACTCTAAAGGGAATCCAAATGAATCTAAGAACTTTAAGTTACCGTTAAACATATAATTGCCTGAATACTCAATTTGGTTGTCTGATACAATGTTATTATACCCTTTTTTAAATAGCTTAGTTTGACTATTGTCTATAAAATAAAAATCGCTTGTATTGCCAGTATATGGCTGAAGTGAAAATTCATCTGTACTTACGCCATAACTAGCGACCGAACCAGCTGATGTATATTCTGTAAAGTACCTAGAATCTTGTGCTAATTGATTAATACTAATAATACTCCATTTATTGTTAGCTTGTATAATCCTTGCACCAAATGACTTTAATATATTTTCTAATATAACATACAAAGTTTCATAAGAACCGTTACTATTTATAAAACTATTCCCAAAAACGTAAGTCTGTGCAAATGGTTCATATTGTCCTCCGTCAGTTCTGTCTAACATACCTTCTGCGTAGTAACTAACGTTTGAAATAATATTTAACCCAGTAGGGAATCTAATACCATTTAAAGAAGTTAAAATAAATGATAATAATGTGTAAATATCATTATTATCTGCAGGAATACCATTTGAAAAAGTAATATCCTTTAACATTGCTAATCCGTCTACACAATTAAAAGAAAGTTCTTTTCTCCCTGTGCTAAAAGCTAAAGAAACAGAATCAGACAAAGTCCAACCTGTGTAAACGCTTGTAGTCCCTATAAATAATTTAGCTAAATACTTTCTGTCATTTAACGTTACCAAATTAGGTATAAAAGCACTTGTATTACCTGTAGCATCGTCTGTAACGTCTAATGTAACTGCTAACTGCGTAGCGTAAATAGGCTCAAACGGGTCGTCTGAACTAGGTATATATTGAATTTGAAACGATACACCTTGGAATTCGTAAACTGTTGTGTCTGTTGTGTCTTCCCATAATTCTAATACTGCGTCTTGTTCAAACTTAGTAGCGAACGGGAAAGAATATTTTTTTATATATGCCATTATCTTCTAAGTGTTAGTGCTGAATTAGAACGTTGCAAAGCTAAAACTAAATCCTGTCCTCGCAAAACAAATTGTCCGTTTCCACTACCTGCAGTAGAACCATTCATAGCACCTGCGTTAAACGTAGTGTTTAACATACCGTTTAATTTGCTTAATGGCATTACTGCCTCACTTTCATTTCCTTCGCCTATTAAAGCGTGTGTAGGACCAGTTACTATACCACCTTCTGCCATTCCAAATGCTTTCATAAAATAACCAGCAAAAGATAAGCCACCTCCTGCAACTCCACCTGAAAGTAAAGACATTATACCTGCAAATATTGCAGCTTGTAAAGCAGCAGCAACTAGTTGTTCGGCTAATCTGCCTAACATATTACCTATTGAATCTAATACTGATTCACCGCTTTGTAAAGCGTCCCACATACCCATAATAGCACCTGTAACATTATTGGCTATTGAATTTGCAAAATCTTCGTATGCCTTTTGAGTATCCTTTATATCCTTTATTTTTCTTTTCTTTTCCTCATCATCATCTTTATATTCAATAGCCCTTTTAGAAGCATCTACTGCTAAACGTCCACCTAACCCAGTAGGACTAGCCATTCTTTCTTTAATTGGTGCTAATAATTTAGCAATACTTTCTGCTCTTTCTTTATCTTTTGCAATCTTTTCTGATAATGTATCTTCAATAACTGGAGTTAATCCAATAGCTTTCATTTTATCAGCAAAAGCCTTTCTGTAATCTAATATTTCTTGAAGTGCTACTTTTTCAGCTCTAGCAGCATCGCTTAATGTAGTATCAGGTTCAGGTTTCCCTTCATCTACTTTAGTCTTCCCACCTAACATTAATTTTACAATCTCATTATAAGCTATAGTTGAATTTTTAGATAACTCAGAAAATTTATCTAATTCTATTTGAATTTTATCTAATTCATCTTGCTTTAACTTACTTGCAATTCTTAATCTTTCTGTTTGTGATATAAACCCTGCACCAGCTTGTGCAACTGGCATATATTCTTTTACATCAGTTAATTGTACTTTTTGTTTTTCATACATTAATTTACCAGCATCTGCCATAGCTTGGTCTGCAACTGCTCTTTGAAGCATTGCTTTAACGTACAAGTCAGTATTTTTTATAAAAGTTTCTTCTGCAGTATTAATATCATTTGTTGTACCTAATACTTTACCAAATGTGGTATTATATTCAGCTAAAACTTCTTTTTTAGTTTTTACCCCTTCGTGGTATTCATTAAATGAAACTTTTAATTTTTCTATTGAAATAAGGGTATTTATATAAGTGTCTTTTGTTAATTCTAATTCTTTATTAAATAATCTTAATGATGAACCACCAGAAGATAAATTTGCAAAAAAATCACTTATTTCACCACTAAATGATACTAATAAAGAACTTACAACACCAATTGCAACACCTATACCAGCAGGGCCAGTTAAGCCTACAGCCATAGCTTTTAAAGCGTTTTTTGTACCACCTTCGGTAAGTGCTAATCGTTGGAACGATTCAATCATTGGGTTAAGGTTATTCGCTATACCTTTAATACCATAAGGAGCATCTTGTGCTATCCTAGAAAAGTTAATTAAAGATTGTGAAGCGTCACCAACAGGTCTACCAGTCTTCCCTATTTCTTGATTTAAAGAAGCAATACTATTTTTTAAATTAGCTATTTGAGTATTAGAGTAATTTAATTCCCCAATAGTTAAAGCCTTTTTACTAGCAGATTCAAATTGTACTAATAGATTTTTAGCCCGTTGAAGTTCAAGTTGTAATACAGTTATATCTGCTCCAATCCCTATACTAAACGCATTAAATTCTGCCATAATTCTATTTATTTACTCCGTACAATTTTAAAGTCCTTGCTAGTTGTTCTTCTGATATTAGTTCCTTTTCTTCTGGTTCATCATTATTATCAATAGCTGGTATAGGCCAAAATGCTTTTAAAGACTTAGGAGTTTTATCTGAACTGCTACTTAAATATACAATATAGGCTAGGTTTCTAGTCCTAGCCCATTCGTTTAACTCTTGTTTTTCTTTACCCATAAGAATAATAGAAAAGTCTTTCCAAGTCATTTCCCAAAATTCATTTGGGCGTATATTGCATTCAGCAGCTTTAACTAGAATATCATCCCAAGTTAGCTTTGTTAGGCTTTTTTTTTTCTATCGTAGCCTTAGTTTGTACATTATTTGTAGTTGTTGAAACTATATATTTAATGTAATCTATTAATTGGCCTTGATTATTAAAAATAGAGCCTATTTCATCAATCCAATCACAAACATCAGATTCTGTATATTCTTCTTCAATCTTATTAGCAATACAAGCTGATTTATAACCAGCGTGTACTAACTTAATAATTACGTCTAAGTCAGTTTGTGATTTACCTAAAATTTCAAAGTACTGCTCTAAGTCTACACCTTTTAATGTGCAGAATTCTCTCATTGCCCAAGTACCCCATTTTAGTTGAACTGATTTGTTGTTTAGTTTTAGTTCGAACATAGTTTTTATTTTTTATTATACGGTTACTTCTGTCTGTGCAATTGGAGGGTTAACTACTACAAAAGTTGCAGTAAATTTAACGTCATCTTTATCAGCAGCAGTTACATCAAAGTTGCTAATAAACACCAAACTAGTTGAAGTTCCACCATAATAAACGTCGCCTGTTACTGGACTAGCTTTACCCATTTTAATAGTAAAAGTAGTTTTAGCAGCGTGTGCAGCGTATAATTGTTGGTAAGAATCCTTACTAGGTGTTCCTGTTTCATCTATTGCAAATCCATCAGCTTTGAAAGATTGCGTAAATGAAGGTCCAACTTGAAATTGGTCGCCACATTTAGAAGTTGCGTCAATTGTGTTTACAGTTGAAGTAAACGAGTTTGTAGTTAAACAAGCTACTGGTATAAAAGTTGTACCACCAGCTAAATCTGCTAAAAGGATATAATCCCTTGCTGATACTTTAGTTTCTGCCATTTTATTTTAATTTTGAGTTATTATTAAATTATAAGTTATTATCGTTCTAAAAACGTTATCCGAAGGTTCTAAGGCATCTAAGTTTCTAATTGCACCTACCACTAAACTTGAAGCGTAAAACCCATTTGAAAGAGTTATTACAGTTTGTGAATTGATTGCAGTAAGTATTAAATCACTTATAGTTTCGGCTCGTTTATAGCCAAAGTTACTATTTTTTATGACAATGTCAACATCAATGGTAACTCCATTAGTATAACTAATTTTACCTTGGTCTTGTGTTGATGTTCTGCCGTTCATTATGATATATTCATTTACCGAATTATTAGGTGCATAACCATCATAAACAGGCAATCCACTTGAACTTGTCAAGCTGGTATAAAACCACTTCTTTATTTCAATATTAGGATTTAACATTAGCTATTACTTTTTGTATATTTTTTCTTAATATAGGAATCTCGCTTTCAAATGCTGGTATTAAATAAGGTCTTGCTCTAAGGTTAATTTTACGTCCTTTAGTGCCCTTAAATTGTATTGCAAATCCTTCAAATCCAGCAGGTACATTAACTAACCCACCTGTACCAAATTCTATATA